GACCAACTAAAAAATCAAAAACAGTAACACTAGGATAATAACTAAATGAATTCCATAACTGAAGATCGTCGAGATCTTGATGTTCCATCTGTCTTTGATACAAAGTATTGCCGCTTCCTCTTTGAACGAAAGCAGAGATAGGAAGTCTCCAATAGATCGCACCGTTGCTAAGTAAACAATGAAACAACGTTGCACGCCCGCTAATACTCCCCAAAGCAAATACCACGCAGTCTTCAGTTTCGCCTTTATGTTCTCGTAAGTCATATAAATATTCTCTCCTTATTTTACAATAAATTGGTGGAATATTTGCATTTAAATATGCCATAATCAATCATAAATATCTCCCCATGTTTCGCCGCTTTCGTAATCTACTTTGTTAGGGATTGCCAAAGTAACGGCACCTTCCATTATTTCAACAATCTTTTTTGCATGATTGTCGTCTTTAACAGAAATATCTAATTCATCATGGATTTGTATATGTGGAATAATTCCTTCTTTGTATAAATCTAACATTGCTTTTTTTGTCATATCAGCTGCTGATCCTTGTATTAATTTATTTAAAGCTTTGTATGTCATTGCTCTTCTAATTCTACCACGTCCATAAGTTCTCTCTGCTTCTTCAAAAGACATTGCAGTATGCATACCAAATGTTGCTGGTTCCCATTTATTAAATCTACAACGTCTACCAAGTAATGTTCCAATTGATCCTGATGTTTGTGCAAATTGAGATGTCTTGTTCATTAATTCTTTTACGAATGGAACGTTATTATGATATTGATTAAATAATACTTCTGCTTCTTCTTTTGTATTCAAACCAAGTTCAGCTTGTAATTTTGCTTTTCCCATCCCATAAAACAATCCAAGATTAATTGTCTTAGCTTGATCTCTTGATATACCTGCCATATCCGCAACAGTTTTATGAAAGTCTACAGAGTTATTTTTAAATTCTTCTACTATTTTTGTAACTGATTCATCAAAACAAATTGGTTCTGTTGTTGCTGCATAATGAACAACTAGTCTCGGTTCTTGCTGTGAATAGTCAAAACATCCCCACTTATGATCAACTTCTGGTAAGAATAAAGATCTAATCATTGGTCCTAGTTCCTTGTTTCTCGCCGGGATCTGCTGGAGATTAGGATTAGCATAAGAAAATCTACCTGTTACAGTTCCACCTTGATCAGATCTAATTGGATTAATGTCAGCATGTATTCTTCCCTTATGTGTAAACTTTAAAATTGTATCTATAAAAGTTGTATGTGCTTTATTTATTTCTCTTGCTTTTGCAATCATTTGAACTATAGGGTGTTTGTGTTCTTGTAAAAAATTTTTAGTGAAGGATGGTGCTAATGATTTCTCGGTTCTTTCATAATGTAAACCAAGTTTATCAAAAACTGTGGCAATTGATCTTGCAGCCCAGATCTGGGGTTCTATCCCTGTTTCTCGTTTTACTTTTAATAATATTTCTTGCTCTTGGTTTGTTAGTTGTTGTTTCAGGAGTCTTGCTTTCTCTACATCAACTCGGACTCCTTTAAATTTCATATCAGTTAAACATGGAAATAATTGTGTTTCAATATCAAATATATTTTGTAAACTCTGTTTTTGCATCTCACGTGATAAAACTTTAAATAGTTCTAATGTTAATTGTGCATCTTTTTCTGCATAATTACCTACATACATAGCAGGAAGTTTATACATTTCAGATTTAGGATCTATTCCCCAAGACTGTGCAGCTTCTGTTAAAGCTTTTTCATCTTTAACTTCACCAAGATATTCATATGAAATACTATTTAATGTATAAGATAATCTATTCTCATCAATTAATGATGACATAACCATTGTATCTACAATGTGTCCATTGATTTGGACCCCCGCCGCTCGAAGCCAGCATACGTCATACATTGCATTGTGAAATAGTTTTACGTTATCATTTGCACAAACTTGTTTAATCCAATTTAAAACTTTATCTTTATCTAAATTACCACCACCTTCATGAGCAATAGGATAATAACCTGACCATCCATCAACAGCTACAGCAATACCAACAATGTTTCCATTACCTATAATTGCACCAGATCCTCTTGATTTAAGATCAGGATCTTTAGTTTCTAAATCTATTGCAATATATTTATATCCTTTTAAATCAGGATAATTTTCTGGACAAATCCATTCTTTCTGAGCTTCAAACATTTATGCTAATACCATAATTAAAAAACAATATATACACAACACTGTGAATAATCCTAAATCAAATACTGCCATTTTCTTTCCTCTCATTTGTTATAATCTCTTTCTAGAATCATTTGTATGTAATGAATTGCTTTTTCTAGATCTTGCTTGCCACCTTTGTCTTGATGCCTGCAAATATATTTAATTGCATTACCTTCAGCGAATAGTATCTTATTCTCATTGATAAATCTAGACGGTTGGATTTTATATTTTTTATAATGTGAACCTCCTACTTGTCTAAAAAATGCTTTGTTGCTCATAGTATTGGATCTCCTGGTATATAGTTATAATAATCATCTATATCTGGTTGCATGATATAAAGATTTTCTTTTGCTCTTGTTACACCCACAAAAAACAATCTGTGTTCCGGATCAGGATTTCTTAATGCTGCGTCATGTATAATCTTTTCCATTCCTGTATATAAGACTACATTTTCGCATTCTTCACCTTTGACACCATGTATTGTGGATACTTTAATTCTTGCAGGTTTGAATAAATCATCACCACTATTTAATAATGATTTAATGTATAATTTTGTATCTTCCTTAAAATTTAATTGCTCCCAGCTCCCCGTCACTCGTAACCCGTGATTAAGCATAAGATCATCTATATCTACATAATCTACAGCATCTAATGACTTGCCACTAGAAAATCCATAATCAACATGTTGCATATTATAATTTAAAACTTTATAGACTGCCTTAGCTTCTTCAGCGCCAACAGTTGCACCTTCATTTAATCTATTCCATACTTGATAGGCTTCTAATAATTCTTTAGATAAAACTGTATTAGTTTTACTATCAAATCTTAAATTTAAAGTAGTTAAATGAGCTTTAATTGGATTTAACATTTGATTAGTTCTGGCTATAATCATCCATTGTCCTTTACTAAAATCTAAATCATCTAATCTTTGATCTTCAAAAATTTGTCCTTCCGCATTTCTTGGAAGCCAGCTCTTAATCATTCTATTATCTACATGTTGTAATATATCTAATGCTTTTCTATGAATAACACGTGGACATCTTCTTGATTCAACTCTTGCATCCACTTCACCTTTTAAATTTATAAATATATTTGGATCAGCACCTTGAAACGTATAAATCGTTTGATCGTCATCCCCTGCAACGTATGATCGCTCACATCGAGATTCAATGTAATTGAACATGTCCCATTGCAGAGGATTCAGATCCTGTGCTTCATCCAAAAAGACAACGCTGAGTGGAGGGCATTTGTCTTTCTCAATGAACTGTTTAATCATATCGGAATACTCAATCATTCCTGTTTGTTTCTTATATGATTTTAAATCGGCATCAATTTGTTCTGTTAACCAAATATCTATTGTTTGATGTTTATCTAATTCTATTGCAGCATCCATGATAGATATTTTTTTACATCTTGAATATTCAATAACTTTCATATGATCATTTTTATATGTAATTGCTTCTGTGTATGGATCAAAATAAGAATCAAAAGATAAGTCTTTACATATTTGTGAAAAGTTTTTGAAAGCATTCCATTTTTCATCTTTAAGTAATTGTGTATTAGTATCTATATTTAGTTGTCTTGTTCCTAAAGAATGCATAGTGCATATGTATGGGAAATCTTTTATCTGTGGGAATGCAGGTAATATTCTTTTTCTTGCTTCATTAGTTGCTGCATTACTAAATGTTAAGTAAGCAATTCTATCTCCAGAAATTTTATTTATTTCAATTTCTTTCTTTAAATAATTATTTATCAAATGGTATGTTTTACCTGTTCCTGGAGGCCCTGGAATAATTGTTCTTTTCATTTAAATGCAGGCTCCTTCATTGTAGATTCTGTAATTATTGGTTTATCAACATTTACTGATTCAACCTTCCATATTCTCATTGCTTTCTTATCTAATTTTAAAACCTCTTCTTTTGCTTTAAAAATATCTTCTAACATTTTTTGTGTCTTTGCTTTTGGTAAATCCCAAGACTTACTTCTTTTTAAAAAACTATTAAAACTTTGATATTTAAAATAACTATAACCGTTTTCTGTATATGGAATACCTCTTTTAACATCATCCATAACTTTACCTGTTGCTCTATTTAAAAAATCTCCAAGTAATTCTTTCAACTGATAATCAAGTCTTGCTGCTTGAGGAACATCTAATATTTTAAATGTATCTTTGTTAGACATAATCTTATGTAATAATTTTTTCCAAACAACCGTACCTATTGGCATTAACACTTGATTTAATTGATCCATTACCTCTACAGAAAATTTATTAAATTCATGAAGAGTATGTCCATCTACTTCAACTGGTTTACCATCAAGATACACAATATAAATTGTTGGATGTGAAGGATATTTTTCTATTCTTTCTATTTCTGGTGCAGGTATATTTTCACCAACACCAAATTTTCTTTTTACACAAATTTTTGATTCACAAAAACTTCTAATAGGTTCTTGCTTACATTTATAACGATAATCCTTATTTAATAATGATTTAATAACCCCTTCTATTTCAGAATCTGTTAATGGTTCAACCATGTATTTGCCATTATAAGTGCTTAACTTTGTTTTCCATGTATCTGGAAATCTTTTTCTTAAGTAAACACCAACATTAAACATAGTATCATTTCTTTTACCTTTAGGAACTTTGTCAGATAATAAAGTAACTAAACAAGGTGGAGCTTCTAATAAATCTTCATCTTCGGTAGTTATAGGTTCTTTCCATTGTATTAAATCTTTTTCAGATAAAACTTTTTTATCATATAATTTAAAAAATTCTTCTAAAGTTAATAGTTCTGCATCATCCCCTAGCGCACGTCTTACAGAATTATCTCCACCATGATATGGAACATTTAACCAACTACCCACTTGGTTTTTATCTGCAAGTATATAATCTTGTTTTGGAAATAATTCTTTACCTGCATGACCCAACATTGCGGCCATTGTTTTTAATTTTTCTCTAACTAAAGATGCCGGAACAAATTCTTTTACAAATAAAAATATATGTGCACCACCTGATTTTGATTTAAAAACTATTAATGGTAAATTTTTATTTTTTATTTTTGTAATTAATTCTTTATGATCTAAATCATAAACATCCACATCTAAACATCCCCATTTACATCTACTATCTTGTCTAATAGGTACAATTCCTAATGCTGGAAATTCTCCATTCAAATGTTTTTGCCATAACATATCTGTTACTGGCTTATGTACTGTTATTGATTCTGCTTCATTTTTTCCATCATCTCT